CCCGGGCAGCGGCTGCCAGATCGGCGCGCCAACGGTCAGCACCTGATCGAGCTCGGCCTGCTCCTCCGGTGTCAGGAAGGCCAGGACCTCGCGCATGCGCTCGATTTCGCCGCTCATCGCTTCTTGGCCTTCCCCCCGCTCTTGGCGGCCTCCGCACGCTTCAGCGCGGTCTGGATCAGCGCCGTCGCCTTGGCCGCGCGTTCGGTCTCCGTCAGCTCGGCCACCTCGATCGGGCCGCCATCCTTGCCGGTATGCTCGATCCTGTTCGGCCACATGCCGAGATGCTTGCCGACATCGACGACGGCGCCGCGGGGATCGTAGAGCTTGAACTTCACCCGCTTGACCTCACGAGCATCCTCGCCGCGGCCTTCGCTGTACCGGTCAACGGTCAACTCCTGCACGGCCCCCCACTTCGACCGGTCCAGCTTGGTGAAGTCGTGCACGGGATCGCCGCTGTCGAGGACCTGGACGTAGTCGCCCATGTTCGAGAAGCCCAGCTCGATCAGCCGGAGCAGCACGTCATCCTGGGTGATCTGGACCCGCTGGGCACGCTCCGCCCGCAGTTCGGCGACGCGGGCCTTGATCCTAGCATTTCCTAGCAAACGAGCAGCGCTCGCATCGGCCCCCTTCTCGCTGTAACCAGCGCGGATGTAAGCCTGCGTCGCGTTGTCGTCGACCAGCAGCTCCTGGCAGAAGCGTTCGTGCTTGGGGTTCTCAAGGGCTGGCATCGTCGATACTCATCACCGCCATGAACTTCGGTTGCCGCGGCTTACGGTCGTGAAACCGGGCCGTCCAGCCGGTCCACTGGCCGCCGGCGACGCGCATGCGCCGCAGCCGTGGTGCTCCAGCCCTACCGGAATCCATGACCTCGACCTGGATCAATCCCCGGGCCTGCAGCCTCCCCAGGAACCGCCAGACCTGCCGCCGCTGGACGCCGGTCCACTCCATGACTTCCCGCCGCGTCGGGCACGGCCTGTCGACGTGTGCCGCGATCATCGCCAGTACGCTGGCAGTGGCCCGATCCTCCAGCACCGGACGAGGCGCGCCCGTCACCGACGATCTCCCGCTGTTCCATGTGTAACAGTCTCAGCAAGCCGTTGGCGCAGCGTATCGTTTTCCGCGCGCAGCCGTTCACAGTTCGGGCAAAGCGCGGTCTGCCGATACTGGCCGGTGTGGCCGCGCTTACCGTATCTCTCGCGCCGGGTTTCCCAGGCACGACGCCGGACCTCGGAGGGATCGGCCTTCACAGTGCGCCTCTCGGCCGGCCAAGCAGGTTGACCTTAGTATCATGGCGAGATACCAACATCGCGTGAGCAAGATCGGTCCCCACCCGCCCGTCCATCCCGGTGAAGTCCTGCGCGAGGAGTTCATGGTGCCGCTGAAGCTCAGCGGTTATGCCCTCGCAGCGGCCTGCCGTGTGCCGCGCACCCGGATCGAGCGCTTGGCCCGCGAGGAGACGCCGGTTAGCGCCGACACCGCCCTGCGCCTCGGCCGCTACTTCGGCACCGGACCGGAGTTGTGGATGAACTTGCAGACGGCATTCGACATCGCCTCGGCCGATCCCAAGGCAATCAAGGAGGTCGAGCCAAGGAAGGCGGTGCGCACACGGAAGGCGGCTTAGGGCGATGGTCCCGCTCATTTCGATGGCGCTCCATCGTCTCTCACCACACCGCCGCTCTCCAGCTGGCGGCCGACAACGCGGGGAAAGCGAAGGCCAGCCAGGCGCAGGAAGCTGAGGTCGCTGTTGAGCGCGACCATGATCAGGTCCCGCCGGTCGCCGAGGTAGATATCCTCGACGTAGATCGGCATCAGAGTCTCGCCGGTACGCCGCCAGATTTCGGACGGTTCACGCATTGGCGCCACCCATGTCACTGAACTTCGTGTAGGCGCCGTTGAAGCGCATCGGGATCGTGCCGGTCGGACCGTGGCGCTGCTTGGCGATGTTCACCTCGGCAAGCCCCATGGAGGCGATGTGCTCGGGGCTGCCCTTCTTGGCCGATTGTTCGAGGTAGTACTCGTCGCGGTAGATGAACATCACCACGTCGGCGTCCTGCTCGATCGTGCCGGAGTCGCGGAGGTCGGCGAGCTGGGGCCGCTTGTCGGTCCGGTTCTCTACCGCGCGGCTGAGCTGTGACAGGGCCAGCACCGGGATGTCGAGTTCCTTCGCCAGTGCCTTCAGGCCGCGCGAGATCTCCGATACCTCCTGCACCCGGCCGTCGCCGACATTCGTCGAGCCGCGGAGCATCTGCAGGTAGTCCACAATGATGAGACCAACCCCGTGCTGGCGCTTCAATCGCCGTGCTCGCGTGCGCAGGGCCGAGATGGTCAGCGCCGGCGTGTCATCGACGTAGAGCGGCAGGTGCTGAAGCTGGGTGACGGCGTCGAAGTAGCGATCCATCTCGGCGTTCGACATCCCGCCCTTCCTCACCTTGTGATGCGGCACCTCTGCCTGTTCGGCCATGATCCGATGCGTGATCTGAGTGCCCGACATCTCGAGCGAGAAGATGACGACGGCGGCGCCATCGACGACAACCTGCTGCCCTTCCCTCTCCTCTTGGCGATAGGCCTGGGCCGCATTGAAACCGATGTTGGCGGCGAGCGAGCTTTTGCCCATGGCAGGGCGAGCCGCGAGGATGACCAGGTCCGACTTGTGCAGGCCGCCCAGCAGGTCATCTAGGGCCTTGAAACCTGTCGCGATCCCGCTGGTGCCGGTCTGCCGCTGGTGCGCCAATTCGGCTTCCTTCACGGCCTCCGTCAGCAGCGCGGAGAAGGTTTTGGCCTCGCCGAAGGAGCCACTATCGGCCAGCGCGTACAGGCTGCGTTCGACGTCTTCGATGTGGCCGACGGCCTCGATTTCCGGGCTTGGCCGATAGGCCTTCGCGACCAGGTCCTCGCCGATCTCGATCAGCTTCCGGCGGAGATATAGATCGTGCACCAGCCTACCGAAGGCGATCGCGTCGATCATGTGCACCGAGGCCGATGCCAGCTCGGCGATGTACGCGTTGCCGCCAACCCGCTGCAGGTCGTCGTCGCGCTCTGCGTAGGTCCGCAGCACCACGGGATTCACGGCTTGGCCGCGATCAATCAGGCGCGAGATCGAGTCGTACAGCCGCCCGTGCAGCGGGTCGGTGAAGTGCTCGGGCCGCAGGAATTCCGACACCCGGTGGTACGTCCCGTTGTTGACCAGGATCGCGCCGAGCAACGCCTGCTCGGCCTCGAAATTGTGCGGAATGTCCGGCTGGCCGATCACGGTGCCACCGCCTTGCGGCGCTCATCGAGCAACACCGCCATCCGATCAGCTATGCGCGGCCTCGGCGTCGTGTGCGGAGCGCCTGCAGCGCTCTCGCGCGCGGCAACGGGACTCGGTGTCTCTTCAGGGGGTAAGCCCTGTAGGGGCTTACCCCTCATAGAGTCTCCGTTAGGAGAGAAGCTAGAAGAAGGCGAACTTTTGCCGGCCGTGCTGCCGGGGTCCGTGCCGGACCCTTTGTCGGAGTTTTGCCGAACGTCTGGCGGCGCTCCGTCGTGAATTGTGCTTGTGCTATCGGCACTTACCTCACTTTCGGTTGCCGGCGTTTTGCCGACCTGTTTGCCGGCATCGTTGCCGGACCCTTTGCCGAGGTCGTTGCCGACCCCTTTGCCGGACTTTTGCCGGCCTGTTTGCCGAGATGCGTTTGTGACCGAGGCACCCTTGCGGCCGGCCCGCGACCGCTCTGCTGATACCTTGGCATCCCGCACCATGCGGCGATTGAAGATCCTTCCCATGTTGTCGACCGAGGCGGCACCACTGGTAACCAGCTCGGCGAGCAAGCCGGCTACGACCTCTGGCGTCTCGCCGACCATGCGCGCGAGCAATGCCGGCAGGTCCCGGTCCCAGCGCGACGGGTGGTCGCCGATGATGACGACGCCCGACATCACCGAGCGCTTGGCGATCGGCAACAGATGACAGGCCCACAGCCCCTTGGCCGCCAAGGAGCAGGCGCGCAGCTTGTCGTCGTTCTCCAGGTCGTTCCAGTAGACCAGCGACGACGGGTTTTTGGCGTTCAGCATCCGCCACCCTCGCAGGGAATGGGGCTGTTGTTCATGCTGTCACGAGATAGCTGGTCGACCCGCTAGTCCGTCAGGGAGACAGTGTCTCCCCGGAGACGGGCGACAACGTCGCCGACAACGCGGCGCATGACTTCGCCCAAGGGCTGCCAGCCATGATCGGGCCGGTTTTCATTTTTCACGCTGAAATCGATCGAGCGTGAAAAGCCGACCGGCTGTCCACGGTCATGTGGATGTGGACAGTGGACAGCGGTCGCATCCGATGCCGGAATTCCGGCGCCGGCCCCGGTAGCGCAAATTTGCGCAACCGAGAGCGTGACGCCGTTGCCCGGTATCCGGTGCCACTTCGCCGAATCGCGCTGTACGGGCTCCGGAGGCGCTTCCTGTGTTGTCTCACTTTCCGTCGGCGGTGAGGCGGCCTGTCCCATTTCCTCGTGCTGGGACACCTCAGGGACAGTCTGGTCCATCACTGCACACTCCTGGCGTCAGGTTTCGTCGTCGATTCCAAAGAAGTCGAAGAGCGTCGGGGCAGCGGTACGCCCGCCTCGCGGGCCACCTTCTCGGCCTCCCTGAGCTTCTTCATCGCCCGGCGATGGAGCCGGTCGTATTCGCTCATCAGCTTCTCGAACCTGGCCAGTGGATCGGTGCCGCTCGACTGCGTTTCTGATTTCATTTGCCAATACCTGCCGCTGTGCAGCGGCTTCTCGGGCTTCGTTGAGGAGGTCACGCATCCGCTGGAGGCGATCGGCGTCAACGCCCTTCACCTCGCGGTACACCAGCTTCTTTGCTTGCCAGTAGGTAATCCCGAGCCTGCCGGCCGCCTTGCCAAGCAAGCTCCCCTTGTTGTCCTCGTAGTCGCGCGGCACGAGCGCCATCACGTCCACGACGATCTGACGGGCTTCAGCAGCCGCGTTCATTTTCCCTCCTGAGGGAACGGATTTTCCCGGCACTCGGACCATCGACGCCTCCATCTTGCGTGGAGACGAGGCGCTG